CATTTGAATCACTAATCCATTCAAATAGCTAGACTATTTATGAGTGCACGACCTAGTCGGTCAACGTTCTGCTTGAGGCGAAGCGCGTCATCGATCTTCGTTGATGTGCGGCGGTTGTGCGCTTGAACTTTTACGGGCTTTTCGGCGCGTCCGAGACGATATTCCATAAATACGTCAACCAGAGCTTTGCGGACAGAGGCGGCTGCAACGGTCTTCGCGAACATGCAAATTAGAAGGGCCTGACCTTCATTCAAAAAATACTCGGTGAATGACTGGCCCCGTGACTTGCCACGCCGTGTGGCGAGTGAGCCATAAGTATCTAATTCTATTTCATTTCTATCAATAATCTGACGGATAGCTCGAGGACGGGAGAAGCCAAGAGCATCTGCTAAGCAGATGTCCTGAACCCGCGGTTCATTGTCGATATCTGTATTCAGGTCTGCAATTGTAAACGTTCTTCTGCTATCAGTAAGAGTAGCTCTAGTCATTTGGTCCATCCATTCTGGAGTAAGGTATCTAGAGCCGCGCCAACGGCCTAGATACCGCTTGTGTCATTTGCACAAGTGGAACAAATGCTACAAGAGAAACGGAGTTTGTCAACCCAACTTGTGCAAACACAACAAGTGTGGCAATTTACGGTCATGACTGATGAACCAAAAGACGTGCGCCTCCCCTTCATGGTCACGGCGTCTGAAGCAAAAGCAATCGATGAATGGCGGTATAAGAATAAAATTCCGTCGCGCGCTGAGGCTATGCGCCTACTTATTAATCGGGGCCTGGTGTTTGACGACATCTCAGATGCTGTAGAGACGATAACTCATATTGGTGGAGAGTTTCTCCGTGGGGTTTCGGTTTCAAACAAGGATCAGCTACAATTTTCATCTGCTATAATAAAACTTTTTGAAACCAAAGATGATTCAGATGAAGAAACTATGGAAAGCATTAAAGAAATGAACACTGCATTACAGTTGAAGGAATGAAAAGGAGTAAATAAAGTATTTATTTGATAAATTTTTCAATGTTATGATATTTTGTTAGTTTATTTATACGGTAAATACCATGCAATAATCGATAAATACTTCCTTTGTCGCCATGAAATTTGCCATCGATTTTACGGCCTCCATTTCTCAGTCTACAGGTCCAATTTTGAAGACAAGTTGAATCAAAGCAATCAGTATCAACATATTCCAAAAAAGAGTAAACAACCCGAGACTATTAAATATAGCTTCTGACACATTAGAATGAGCTACAACTGGCTTCATCACCACAATCAAAAGAGCAAAAAGAAAAAGGTATATAAGGCAAAAGCTCCCTCTTCTAACTTCGATCTTTGTCGATAAGAATGCATTTTTTGCCTTGTGTTTTTCCTCCATTCTCCCAAGCTCGAGATGAACTTGAGATGCAGAAGCTATAGTTATCGCAACAATGACTCCAAGAATGCTTAATAAATTCTGATTCATGAATTCTTGCAAAAACTTGTTGTTATCAGATAGGTAATCCGGCTGACACACTGAAATTATAAGCAAAACGCTCGAAAACAGAGAAAGAAGTATAATACCAACGGCGTTATTCATCTCTGATTTGCCTCTCTAGTGAATACCAAAAATCAGAGTCCATTCCATCAGATGAATTTTCTATTTCAACTTCTACAGTCTTTTTGTTTTTAGACGAGTCATATGGTATTGCATTCTTGGCCTTTGCTTTAACTCTACCTCCACCGCGAGTTGCGTAGCTCACCGCCTCACGCATTCTTTCCGTATCAGGATTTAGCCCGTCTTCATTTTCTATCGTTTCGCGAATTCTTCTCGCATTTTCTTGGTCACGCAAACGACGAGCATCTTCTTCAAACGTTGACGATCCGCCGAACATGTTCGGCATCGTGACTTCCAGAGTTACGGAAGTTACCTTGCCTTTATTTCTCGCTACGTATGTCCAGAACGATTCTTGATTGGAAATTTTATTTAACTCTAAAGAAAATGGCTCTGGAGGAGAAAATGCGTTTATCGTCCGCACCAAGCTTTCGAAATTCCCATAACCGCTTCCGACACCTGAGTTTTCCTGAATGAAAAGCTTTTGCCCATCGTCATGATGAGTTGGATCGATGATGACAAGACAAGCTTTCCATTGCTTTCTGGCAATCTCCTTTAAACCCATATGTGGAGGCTCATTCTCAATGACTTCAATTTCCCGACCAATACGCCCAACGATTTTGCCGTCAGGGGCATTATCCAGTGGGACAAAAACCCGTGTGCCCGTTCGGTGTACAAAATCTATTCTCTGAGAAAAGATGGCCCGCAACCATTGTTCTCGGGTCATCTGGCTTCCATCAAGATTTTTCCGCTCGAAGACGTCTCCTTGTCTGCGTTCCAATAGAAATAGTCTTGCAAGTTCTAGCCGCATCAATGCCCCCTTGTATTCAAGAGCATAAGAGCACTTTAATATTAAAAGGCTAGTTAAAATTTCAATTTCTGTATTTGTCAGTTAAGAGCTTTACTGACTGGGCCAGTATCACCCACCCTGAAGCCAATACCAGAGATCGTCTTTTTCGGTGTCTGACAGCTTACCGGGTTCGTCTGGCGTGTTTGCTTTGATGTAACCGTCAAGCGCTGCCATGTACTGCCACATCGACATTCGTCGAACGTCTTGCGGCGTATAACCTAAAACTGCACCGTTTCCGTAGATTGCGGCAAATCTGATTTTTCCGTTGAGAAGGCTGTCGATGCGCGCTCCGTCTGACTTGCCGCTCCCTGCTCCCCCACTGGCTCCTCCGGCACGCCTTGAATACCAGCCTGTAATATCGCAATTGCATGAAGCAAATTTTCGGCCGGCGGACGCTTTTCGACATAACGCTGCACGAGCTTTGTTGCCTCAGTCGGCTTCATATCGCCGCCAATCAGGCCTTGCCGAATGACATTTGCGATATCGCCGACGAAACACTGCTTCGATATCAGGCGCTCAAGAATAACCCAGGGGCCTGAATTGCAGGCCTCCTGGAGTGCTTCGAGTTCGCCCCATCCAAGGCGGAAGGTATAATCACCATCCGCCCAGGTTAGCTCAATCGACGCATCGCGCATTATGGCGTAGCCGGGGTAGACGTACGAACCATGACGCCGTCAGACTGCAGGCTGACGTTGTTCGTCGCCCGCTGCCCGTTGGTTGCGCCAACTTCCATGCTTTCAACATGCATGAAACCAGTCCAAGTGATCGTCTTCAGCGGGAATTCCCATTCGATCTTCACCGGCACTGAATCAATGCTGTCCACTGCTTCCAGCCATGCATCTACGCTTTCGGCAGCCAGCACGCCTTCACCGCTCACGCTCATCGACAAGCTAGTTGCGTCACGCCCAACCCAATCGACAAGGTCTGGGTTTTCGCAGTCTGGAATGTTGACCTCTTCGAGGCCCTTCGTGATGGTGATTGAGCGCTGCGTGAAGCCGCACGGATTGGTATATACAATCGGAGTCGCGTCATTGCCGAGCAATACGCGGATCTTCCCCGATTTGATCGTGGTTGCCTGACCCATATTGGTCCTCGTGTTTTGGTGGTGGTTGCGGTGCGGGCTACGGCGTCTCGATGACGGCCGTGTACTGGATAGAAGCCTGATTGATACCGGGCGCGCGGATGTAGTCGGTTCGCCAATAATCGAAGGTGACGAGAGCGTTTACCACAAGCGGCGGTTCCCATCGTTTAAGCGCTTTGGTGACAGCGTCAGCGATTTGCCGGACCTGCTTCTGGCTTGGCAAAGACGACCAGCAATTAATTTGAAAAGTAACGTCAGCCGCATCAACACAATCGGCACTATCGTCAGAAGACGAAGCATCGCCAAATGAAACATACGGATAGGTTGCGGCCGGTATATTGCCATTAGGATCGGCAGGAGGATTGTCATAGACCTTGTCGACGCCGATCAGCGTTGTCAGCGCAGCATTCTGCGATAACCGCGCATAGATCGCGGTTTGAAGTTCCCATACAGGGTCCATCCATCAGCCTCCTGCGGCTACTGTTTTCGCTGCTTTGGTGATGGCTCGACGAATACGGCGTTTTGTTTCTTTATCTTTGGCCCGCCACGTCACGTAGAAGAACGGTTGCTTGCCTTGGCCGGGGTTCTTAGTGCCGGGAAACATGCCTTTATTGGCAAAGCCCACTGTACCGAATTCAATCCAGCGAGCGTAGTAAGCCTCTTTGTTCCCGGCATAGATCGTGATCGTCCAATCAGCTGCAAGGCTCGCTTCGACTGTCGCGATAACCATGCTGCCCTTTGGAGCTTTACCCCAAGTCCAACCGATGCTTTCCCGTAGTGCTCCGTCATCTTCAGCGACACGACGTTTCATCATATCGACGATGTCGTCGGCGCCCTGCTCCATCGCACCGCGAACCATGTCGCGAGCGACTTTCGGCAGGCGTTTGAACTTCTGTTCGAGTTTGGCGAGCCCCAGAATGCGCGCACCAATAGCCATCAGCCACCGCCCTGCACTACAGCGCGCATTTCGATGTACTGATTAACCTCGTCAGGGTTGGCGCAAGACTGGATCTCGTAGAAGATGCCGGTTCTCTTATTCCTCGCGCGCCAAGACGGTGTGACCGATCTTGTGCGCGGTTCACTGCGAACAACTAGCGTATAAGGCTGGATACCCTGCGTGCGGGCAGCGATGTCCGTTTCGGAACCGAGTCGCGGTTGCAAACGAGCAGCAGTTTCGAACTTGTCGACCCAATCCTGGCTAGTGCCTCCCCCCTCGTCCCTCACCGCTTCACGCTGCTGAAAGACGACGATGTTATTGAGCGCACCTGCGCCTTTACGTGTCGCCATCCTTCTCACCTTTTCTAGGAGTTTTCAGACGAACAGCCTTGTTGGCTTGATCGGCAGCAGTTGCGCAAGGCGAAGTCACAAGGCCAGACCAGCCAGCCTTATAAGCAATGGTCACTTGTGGCAGGGGCTTCCAATCGAAGTCTTCTGAGAAGTGGACGTGGGGCATATTTCCCTCCTTTGCTCGACAGCTAAGAACGAGTCTGATCATATGGCGGCAAAGACTGGAGAAGCGCGGTTAGAGCAAAATTCAAACGCCAATCAACCGCGCGTGTGTATCGATGATTGCAGAACAAAACGAAATTTTTGATGAGTTTCAGATTTCCCTGCTTGTAAGAAAGCATGGATGGTCAAATCTTGTTCTGAGCTTACCGAACAACACGCATACTTCAGTTGTGACCGATGTATTTTCCGACATCGTCAACAATATTCTTACGTGCTGCGAAGCAGTCGTCGACAATCATCAACATACTCAGCCGTTTTATGATGAGCCGGGCGGGTCAGTCTGGAGACTAAATCCAGATCCAATCATGAGGCATCTGGTACGCGTCAGGATTTTTGATCTGCCGAACAAAGCAGGTGAGTTCGCTGAATCCGATCTAGCTAAGCCAGCCGTCGATTTGCTCACAAAAAGGAAGCACTTGCTTCTGAACTTCATGATGGAGCTATTGAGAACCAAACTTCTGTACGCCGATGCGTCATTTTACAAAGACCGGCAGGCCTTTCCTCATGATCGGTTCGAGACTGTTTGGAACAAATGGGCAAAAGCCAATATTGGCTGCCCATTTTCTCTGCCGCGCTGACTATTTATTCCCGCCAAACCCGGTACGCCGAAAGCAGTGCACGAACATGCCGTGGTAGCACTGCGTCTCCGCTCGCGCTCATGTCAGGCTCTCGATTTTCGTAAAGGTCTGAGCCGACAAGCAAGATTGCAGCTGACACAGCGGGATTAATGACGATTCCATCAGGAAGTGATGGAGTTTGACCCGCTGCGACGACCTCGCGATCGAGGTATTCAACGACAACAGTCTCTGCGGCCACCAGATAAAGCGTCAGCTCATCGTCTTCGTCGTCGTGAAAAACACGAAGGTGTCGCTTGAATACAGCAAGATCAATCAGTGCCATCGCCACCACTCTCCGGTGGCGTTTCAGGCTCCGGTTCCGGCTCGGGAGCCGGATTTGGATCGACGATTCCTGCCCCGATGTAGCTCGCCACCCGGCGCTTGCGTGTCTTCGTATCGGCCATCGCCAACCTCCGTAAACTTCTCGACGTAACCAAGCGCCAGAAGCGGTCCGGCTTGCCAATTTGGCAGATCAGCGACCATGCCTTCGTCCAATCGGCCGTAATTGCCGACCAACGTTTTAAGCGCTTTGATTTTCATGATTTCCTCGTGAAAAGGGGCGCCGAAGCGCCCCATCTACGATTAAGGAGTTACAGGCGGATTGACGTCGCCGGACACGAAGGCCTCTGGGCGGTAAACCGCCAGTGCGAGACGCTCTTCGATTCGGATCGTGAACATGTTGTTCTCGAAGTCCTTATCGTTCTCGCTGGACAGAAGCACTTCGACGCCCATTCGGTCGAAAATCTGCGCACCGAGATTGAACGCACCGGTCAGGAACTTGCCCGCAGAAATTGCCTGGGTCTGGACGACCGGCAGATTCCACAGCGAAGGACCGATCGGCGACTGGGCATTGCCGACGATGTAGTTGCCGCCAAGATCCTTGGTCAGCTCGATCTTGGTCCAATCGGTTGGATGCAGAACGAAACCGCTCGCCGGATATTCGGCCAGAATGACCTGCAGGATTGCCAGTCGGAGGCGGTCAATTGCCGTCTCATTCTCCGGGGTAAACGCCGGGGCAAACGCTGATGCCTGCGGGAGAATGCCATGCAGGTTCTGTCCCGTGCCGTCACCGTTCAGAAGCTGCCCTTCTTCAACGAACTTGAGACCATAGGTGCCGCGTGCGTTGATGTAGCTCGCGAGACCCGGAGCATCATCGAGGATCTGACGGCTTGCCTTGAAGATATGGGCCAGCGTGCGAACAGGCGTGGTTTCCATATCGAAGGTTAGGTCAGACTTGGGCTTCTGAGTGCCTTCAGCGACTGGCGCTGCGCTGTTCGTAAAGCCGGTTTCCTTGACGAACTCGACACTTGCGGCCGAGGTCTGGCCCGGCGCAATAAGATCGCGGATCGTCAGTTGGCGGTTAGGCGGGGCAATGATGCCTGGCACGCGCTGTCCAGGGACAAGCGAGGTTCCGGCCGAGCGACCGGCGCCAACGGTGGTATTACCTGATGTGATGTCAGCGCGTTCCATGCCAACACGAATCGAACCGCGCCATGCGCCTGACACGTCGGTCGACTTGAACTTTTCAGACGCGACAATGATATCGCCGACATCCTGCGGACCCTGCGCGACATCTTCACGTTCACGAGCGGCGCGCTTTTCCAGCTCACTGATGCGGGTCGTGGTATCGCCGAGCTCGGACAGCGCTTTGTCGACCTTGCCGGTCAGCTCGGTTGAAACAGTTCCGTGCTGCTGGAGCTGAGTGGTGAAGTCGGTCGCAAGATTGCCGACTTGCTCCTTAATGGAGGCAAGTGAAGTACCAAGCTCGCCGATCTTATCGGCAAGTACGTTATCAGCCATGTGTGGCTCCTTAAATCTTGATGAGTGGTGTGTTTGCTTCGGCCAAAAGCCGGTTTAGGGCTGCCAAAGCAGCAGCATCCGTCTCGACGTCAGGAGCCCCCTGACCTTCCTTGAGGTAGAGCCGAGCGGCCCGCTCTGCCTCAGAATTCGATAGGTTTAGAAGACCCTTCAAACCATTCTCGAATTCGCGTTTGGTGATTTCTTCACCGGAGGCCATCTTGTTGGCCAACAGTTGCGCTGCTTCGGCTTTTGCGGCGTTGGACGCCTTCACGCGGCGAATGTACTCCGGCTCGGCGTTCGCGCCCAGCCGGGCCAAGGTCTCGTCAAGTGTGGCAATGCGGTCTGCCATACCCCGGTCGATCAGTGCCTCAGAGTAAAACACCCTGCCCTGACCAAATCCGTCTTCGACTTTGGATTTCGTGACGCCACGCCCATCGGCAACGCTCTGCAAAAACCGGCCATAGGAGCGGTTTACGCTGTCCTGAATGTAGGCCAGCGTGTCTTTTCCGAGCGGTTCGGTTTCGTTGCCTTCGACCTTGTGCTTGCCCGCAGAAATGTAGGTCCGCTTGACGCCGGCCTTTTCCAGTGCGGCAGAAATATCGTCGTGTGCTGTATAGACACCGATCGATCCCGCGCGCCCGGACGGCGTGACAACAATTTCGTCGGCAGACGAGGCGATCCAGTAGGCAGCGCTTGCAGCGAGCGAGTTGACCTGCGCTATAATTGGCTTTTCACCGCCGCGCAGCTTGCGAATTTCCGTTGCGAGTTCGTCCGTGCCCGGTACCGAGCCGCCAGGACTATCAATATCAAGAACAACGGCCTTCACATCCTCGTTGGACAGTGCCTTGTGCATCTGGCGCTTGATGCCGGCATAAGACGTGCCGCCACTCATCGCGGAAAACAGGTCCATTCTGTCGGCCAATACGCCATAAACCGGGATCACTGCGACCTTGCCATCAATTTCAGCAATTTCCTTTGCGCGAGCATCAGAAACAGCCGCTGCAAATTCAGGTGTGACGAGCTTGTCGCCCGCCACACGTGCCGCAAGAACATCAGCCAAAACGGCCAGTTTTTCGCGCTGAATCGCCCACGGCTCGGCCTCGAAGGCCGTCAAAATGTGTTCGAATTTCATGAATTTCCCTTATCCAGCGCTTGGCTGTGCATCATCCAGCGGAGGCCCGCCGTTGTGTCCGACCATGGACAGAGGCTGCATGGTGCCGTTGACGATCAGTTCGTCGCCGCCATCCATCTTTGGCTTATTCTCGTAAGCTCTAGCCTCGTTCGGCGTGTAAATGCCGTTCTGGACCATCTTCTGCAGGAACTCTGCCCTCGCCTGACTATCGCCGCGCAGCAGACCTTCCATGTTGAACTTAACGACGGTCGTTTTGCGGGTCTTTGCATCAAGCAAGTCGCGATAGATCGCGGATTCAATGCTTCTGAGCATGGGCGTGAGGCAGGTCTTGGTGAACTGCAGTATCAATTGCTCGATCCCGCTGCCCCAAGTCGTCGTGCCATTCGCGGCATGGCCAATCATGACCGGCGGCACACCGAAAATGCGGCAAATCTGCTCGACGCTGTACTGCCGCGTCTCAAGCATCTGCGCATCTTTCGGATTGATGGTGATTTGTGACGGGGTCAAACCCGCCTCCAGCACCGCGATCCCGCCTGCTTTGTCGGCACCGGCGAATGCCTGTAGCGATTCCGCGATCTGCTTGCGCTGATCGGGTTTTAGAACCTGATCCGACGACAACACGACCGAAGCCATCATGCCGTTCTTGAACATCCGGCCCGACGTCTTCTCGCCGGCCATGGCATTGCCGATCACATTGCGCTGTGCGGCAATTGGCGAAAGCCCACGATCACAGCCAGGCATGACCAATCCGCGGACATGAAGCATGTCTTCTTCGCGAATTTTACGTACGCCGCCCTTCTTGCCGTTTTTGTACTGCTCGGTGACCTCGTAATAGCGGTTGTTTCGATCATCGCGCTTTACATCGACGCAAAGCGGATTGAACGGGTTCAACGCTACCAGCCGACCACCATTTTTCTTCTTTTCGGCGAAGAAATTGCCATCAAGGCAGAGGCAAAGGGCAGCCATACCCCAGAAATCGCATGCACTGTCGTCCAGATTAGGCAAATCGTGCAGCAGATCGTACAGCGGATTCTCGCGGTCGACGTCAACGCCATCACCCTTATAGACATTGCAGGGCAGCGTTTTCACGGCATTGGAAATCAGATTCACACACGCCCACACAGCGTCTAGCTGCATGGCATGCTCATAAGTGACCGTCTCGCCGCTTGTCGTCGACATTCCAAAGAATGCGCGCCATGGGCCGGAAAGAAGCCCGAAAGGCTTCCCGACCCAAGTCAAAAGGCCCATGGGCACTCCTACCAGGTTATAGTGATCATGTTGTTGACGAAATCATCGATGTTAGCTGGCTCTTCGGGTGTAACTTCGCGAGCCTTTAGGCCGATTGCCATCGCTGATGCGACTGCTCCGTCGATGCGAAATCGTGTTTTGCTCTTATCTAGTTTGCGATTGCCGGATGCGTCAGTTGCCACGATCGCGTTCGCAAAGCAGAAAGTCAGCACCGGATTGCCGTCGTGCTTTAAGCGACGATGAATGACTGAAGCTTCAAGTGCTTCAACCGCTGGTGACATATCGCGATATCCCTGCCCCCACGGAACAAGGCGCAACGCGCCATCAAACGGCTTGTCCTTGCCGTCAATATAGACATCGACACCTATGCGCTGAAATTCGACGAGTAGTTGTTCAATGCGCCAGCGGTCGTAGGCCAGCCCGACAACATCATATTCTTCGCGAATTTCAGCAATGCGCTGCGCAACATAAGAATAGTCGATAGCCCGGCCCGGAGGCGTATCTAGCCATCCTTCCGCTGCCCAAACATCGTACGGTGCACGATCGCGTTTTGCATGATCAAGCAGAAACTCTTGTGGCTTCCAGTTCCAGGCCTTTAACCTATCCTCACTCGCATCAGCGCTCACACCGACAAGAGAGGTCAGATCATGAACGCCCGAAAGGTCGAGGGCAAAAAAGGCTCTCTCTCCCGCTATGAGTGCTCCGCCTGTCTGGCACGCCTTCCATTCGGAACGAGGAATGAGCGGGGATGTCTGATCTACACGCTGGTTGAGATATAGGTTCCGAAAACTCGATTCCATTGTCTTCATGCGAGACGCCTGCACAGCAAGCGCCTTGAGATCTTCAATAGATCTGAAGTCTCCTAAAGCCGGATTTGCTGCGTTCCACGCATCTGCGTCCATGATATCGGCATCGTCATCTGCGCAATACAGGTGAACTAGAACGGTCTGATCGTCGGCTACAAGGCCATCATCAATCAACTTTGAAAGCGGGTGCTCAGGATCTGGCGACTGTGTAGAAATGACGATCCCAAGCGGCTCTTGCCGAGCGCCCTGAGAGGTATTCATTACCTCATAGAGCTCTTGATTTTTAGACTGAGCAAGCTCGTCGTAAATCCAAACAGATGGGTTTAATCCATGCTTTGTGCCTGCTTCGGCGCTCAGTGCCCTGTAGAAGGAGCCATTGCTCTTACACACAACAGTTTTCGTCGATGGTACAACGTCGAGCGCCTGACTTAGCTCTTCATCAGCTTCCACCAACTGGCGAATGAATTTGAAAACCTGCGCCGCCTGCTCTCGATCATTAGCAGCTGAATAGATTTCGCCGTTCTGTATAGCCTCGGGCCCGATAAGATGAGCCAGTGCAATGGCAGCAATAATCGCCGTCTTGCCGTTTTTACGCGCAACTGACAGCAAAGCCCGCCTCACTCTTCGAAGGCCCTTCGCGTCATGCGGCGCATACAAGTCGGATATGAACTGTTTCTGCCAAGGTCTAAGCAGCAGTTGCCCGCCCTGCCCTTCACCGCTCGGTACGCGCAACAGCTCAATGAACTGGATTACACGTTCTGCACGGTTCAGCCCCTGTTGGGTTACGCCTTCACCGCGCTTTGCCCAATCAGGCCTGCGAACTTCGATTTTGGCTTCTCCTCTGGTGTAACAAGACCAGCACGCGATTTTGGGTCCAGCCCTAAGCGGTCGCCCATTGCCATCATGATGCGCGCGGCTTCATTCTTGATCTTGAACCATGGGTTTACTGACAGATTCCCGGTCGACCCCGGCACCAGTGCCGGTAATGTCTTTAACGCTTCTGTGGCGCGCTTGTGGTCTGCCCACGCTGCAGCATAGACAGCGATACCTCCAGCGTCTGTCGCCGAGTAAGTGCTTGGCGGCATAGCCGAGACGATCATCTCGAAGCACTCGCGGGCATCGTCATCTAAATAGTTTGGAATATAAACATCGCCGTTTGGACGTATCGACGGCGCACGCTTCTTTCGCTTGCCCGGATTGCCCTTCAGCGCCTGAATTTCAGGCGTTTCAGGCCTTGGCCCTCTTGCGCCCATTATTCACCTGTAAAAAAACTTTGAAAACTTGCGGGATCGCGTTCGACAGTCCCTCGCCGTTCCGCTGGAATCGAAAGCTGACGAGTTGCGATATACCCCCTAGCCAAACAATCTAAGTTGACCGAGAAGTGATGCGCCTTTGTTACCGTTGCATCGTCTGCACGCACACTGAGTGTTAATGCGGGTATGGTCACCGCCAAGAGAAATCGGTATGATGTGATCCAGCTCTGGCGCACGAGGATCGGTTGTTCCGCGTAAGCGCTTAGGTGTTTTTACACCGCACATCTGACACTTCCATCCATCTCGAGACAGGATCTCAATAGGATCGAAGTTATCATTTGCCACACCCTTCATGCGTGCTCTGCGCTTAGCGCTACCTTTTCTCCGTAAGTTCTTCTGCGAGCATGCATCGGTACAAAACCGCGAATGCGCCCTTCCGTACACTGGTGCGAAGATTATCGCGCACTCTGGGCAAACTCTTTCAGAGCGATCAATGTCGGACTTCGATGCCTGCGCTTGCTGTGACTGAAACTTAGTACGCGCATCACGGCACCCATCTGAACATATCGATTGAGATAGAATGTCGGCTTGAAATCTCAATCCGCATTCAAGGCAAATACTGCGCTTTACAGTATAGGAAACTTTGAATAATTTAATTGTTTCGGCGTGTCGCTGCTTGGCATTTAAGTTCGACTGAGCAGCAAATCCACATGATCTAGAGCAGAACCTTGCGGCGTTATGGCTGTCTTTTCTACGTTGAAAGACTGCCCCGCACTCCTCGCATATGTGATCAGGCGCTCCATCATTGTGCGCCTTCCCTAAGGTTTTATCACGAATACGCTTTGCCTTTGATGAGCATGCCTTGCCGCAATACAGCTTTGTCTTTGGGCCATTGATCTCAATGCCGCACTGCATACAAGCACTGTTATTGTCGTTTGCTGGCTGTTGCCAATCTAAGGAATTCATAATGCTCAAGGTCTCGACTCCTTGACGACCTCATGTGAATTGGCGGGGAGCCGGAGCTCACCCGCCTAACCATGCAAGAGGTCGAGAATTGCATGGTTAATCTAGTGGCCACCCATCGGCCCCAAAGGTCACGATGTCCTGACCTCGCTCCAAACGCTGCTTTGTTCGGTCGTGGCACGTCTTGCAAAGTGACTGGAGGTTGCCTTCATCCCAAAAGAGGAACTCGTCGCCTTTATGAGCGATGACATGATCGCAAACCGTCGCCGGTTCCACGTCGCCAACCTGCAAGCAGAACATGCAAAGCGGTTGCTCTGTGAGTTGTCGCTCGCGCATTCGCTGCCATCTGGCAGTCTTATAGAAGCGGAGCCATGTGCGTTGTGGCATGATGTGGAACCAAACATAGAGATCCGGCAAAAAGCAGGGGGGCTTATCAATGAGCAGTTTCAATTGACAAATACGTTTAGATCGCGCGCCGATGCTTGCAGGTAATCTATACTCATTCCCCACAAAACGGTCTGATCTGTCGAATTATCGTACGGGCGCAAGACATAGGTGCTAGGCTTAAACCAGAGCAAAATGACCTGAACGGATATCTGTGCAGGTTTGGAACAATCCGCTCTGAACAAGAAAGTTTCCGTCATGGCAAAAGGCCAAGTACGCAGTAATCGTGAAGTGCGCAAACCGAAGAAGGATAAATCAGCATCTGCTGAGAAGTCTGCAAGCAAAACAGGAGGCGGCTTCACCACCCAAATCAAAGATACCGAGAAGCAAAAGAAATAATTTAAAGCTCTTGAATAATACTGCCGGATACGAGCTTGAGGTAGGCGTTTACCGCCTGCCTTTTTTATCAAATGAAAACGCCACCGCAAGCCGATTCCAAAGATTGTTGTGCCCGCATTTCACATCGCTCTAAACTGGATCGCCCTACCTCTATAAGAGGCGAATGTTAGGTTGCTACATTTTATCAATAGTATATAATCACGAAATGAGAATTTCGGCGAAGAAGGCCTATAAGCTAATTCTTACTGCCGTGCACGTCGATGGGACCCTTATCGAGCCATTCACGGCTAAGGATATACGACGAATAATTTCCGGTTGGCATTATACTGATCACTTTAGTTTCCTCGCGTCGAACTGCGATGGCAAACAACTCGATAACAAAGTTCTGTTCATTCGGGTTGGGCGAGGCAGTTACCGATTGCCCACGCGGCTTGCTTCCGCTGAGACCGATTAACTTGGTTGCAGAAGGTCGGTCTTGCCAAAGCCCTTAACAAATAGTTAAATCAATATTTGGATAGGAGGTGATATACATGCCTTTTCGGAACGCACGGTATCACGGGACTTTCCGTCCCTCAGACTTAGCCATTCTGCAAAAAGCATACGAAGAATGCTGCGTCTTACTTGATCGATGCCCTACCAGCCATGAAGACAAGGACAGGGTGGCGAGAGCCATAATCCGATCCTTTGAAAGCGGTGTGCGCGATCCAGTCAAAATAGCTGAACAGGTCGCAGTAATCGAAACGCACGTCAGTGTGACGGTGACTAACTACTCCGGCCCAACCGCAGCCGAGCGTGTTGTAGCCCATTCGGAATAGTTAATTGATCGGCGGGGAGCCCACAGGAATGAGCTCAACCCGCCGTATCCCGTCTGCCGGAGGAGAAACGGCGCCGGGGATTGTTACCCGGCACATGCTGCACCGGGGCGGCTCTTGTAACCGCACTGAAATGAAAAAAGGCCGCGCAAGGCGACCTTGATGTAGTCTTCCCCTCATTGGGGAGTTGAAGGGGATCGGCTTATAAGCGACTAAGCAACGTCCGCTAATTCCCAAATGTTCGAGTGTGCTTCTGGATGCAACGCCAGATCGTCCATCGCGCCCTGCACTGCGGACAATCCCCGCAAGACCAGAGCCCGCCCGACGGCTGGAGCCTGAACGCCCTTCGCTCCTTCCTTTTCACCAATCTTCGTCAGTGTCTGCCCACCCAACACCGCATCCTCGAATGGATCTATGAGTGGCCCGAGCATTGACCTCAGATAGGCGAGTATCGGCCTTGTATCTATTTTCTCCAGAAGCAGATCATCGGTGAATTTCAAACTGAGGCTCGGCGTCTTTCCAGTCTTGGGTATTGGCACCTTGCCGTCATCGTTTTCGAAGTAAGCATCGACCTTAACGTTCACCTTGCGCGTGGCTGGGAGGGCATAAGCGCCCTTGCCTCTGCGAAGCTTTCCAGAATATTCGATTTCTCCACCCTTCACTCCACCTTCCCAATTCCGCACCGCAGCGACTTCAACCTCTTCGACACCTTTCAGTCGTTTACTTTCTTGTGCAGCATACAGACCAGCATCGTATCCGTAGTCCTGACCTTTAAGTGGTTCTGCTTCCGCGATCGCAACCAACCGTCGATATTGCATAACCAGCTCGATGAAACCGTGCAGCTTGTCCCGGCGCAAAGCCGCCAGCAGGGGGAAATCCTCGTTATCATTCGCAGGAACGGCAGGGTCGCCGATCGACTGACGCTGTTTTATGCGCCGCAGTTGCGTGGCCACAGCTTTCGCTTCCTGCTTGGCTCGAGCTGCTCGGTCCAGATAGATCACATTTCCCATCAAGCTGCTTCCTCCAAAAGATCGGCCAGATAAATCCCGTCGACGGCGTAGAACTCGAACTCTTCGCGGCGTTTTATTGCCGCTGTCTGCCAACCTCTCAGATCGAGGTCTCGGGCATATGGAGACGACGAGTACTGATCTTCGTCGATAGTATTGTTGTCATTTGCGGAGAAGTATTTGTCTTTCATGTTGGGTTTCATCTCATTTTCCTCGTGTTTGGTTCATCACTTACGCGGCTTGGTTTGTCGCGCTTTCACTCAGCCAGCCTTTAACCAGCCTCACTGCCTGCTCTGCTGCATCAGCTTCAGTGACTGCCCTGACGACCACGACTGGAAAGCCAAGAGCATCAAGCAACGGATGGCGTGTTATCTGGCTTGGTTCGAGCTTGGCTTTACCGACCTTGTTCTCAATCTGGCGCAGCACACCACCGTAGAGATAAATCCGGACGTCTGCTTCTCCCGGCGTCAGCCCTGCAGCTAATGCCTCGGCTCTCGCTTTGGGTCCGCGCTTGGCTGCGTTCTGATCTCCAGCCAGTGTGAATGTTCCAGGTCGCACGTCTCGTGCTGTGTGTACGTATTCTGGCATTTTTCGCAGGCTGCGGATTTGTGCGGATTGCAGTTCCCATTCCAGAGGCAGGGCTGCTTTTGTCGTAACCTTGCCGTCGCGTGTCGTGATGATCGTTCGGACGCCATTGATGCGGACGATTTGGGTTGTGGCTTTTGGCTTTGCAGGTTTGGTGCCGGTTGCTGGTTTGGAATTGAGCTTGCTGGGTGACGCGCCTTTCAGCGCACGTCTTCGTGTCATGGTCTCTCCTCGTGTTCATGGTGCGTCAGCTTGGTGGGCTGACAGTTCTCATGATGGTGGGAGTGACAGGTCGGTCAAATGAAATACGTTGTAGCAGACGGAAAATGTGCCAACCTCAAATCAGGTTGTATTTTTTAATCAGGAAATTTTCTGAAAAGTGCGTAGTTCTCAAACGCATAGAACTACGCGCTGCGCGCTTTGTGCGTAAGTTTCTATATAAGAACTCTTACGCACTAAAAGCAGCGTGCTTTTGCGCAAGTCTTTTTAGGTTTTTTGAGACTTACGCAACAAGACTTACGCGTTACCTATGGTTGTATTTTGATTGTGACAGCGGGTTGTGTTGTTGGTGCCCGAAAGGAGGAACACCCACCCTCCTCTCGGCATATGGCTCAACAAAACTAAGCTTTGTTTATCTGATTTATCGCAAGATTCGTGAGCTTATTGTTAGTGGCTTTTTCCTGATCCAGAATCTGGGTCAACAAAGTATGCGCTTCTGTATGTCCGAGTTCCTTGGCCCATTCGCGCAGAGAACCATACCTTGAGATTTCATAATGCTCTACTGCCTGACAAGCCGCTAACAGACCAGCGTCCAGAGCTGTTCCGCTTGCTTCTTCAATCAAACCGTCTGCTTCTTTAATCAATCCTTCTATGGCATCGCATTTCTCAGCGTTGGGCTTTAGTTTGAGAGACTTGAACACTTGATTCAACGTTACAATCTGACCTTTGGTTTCCTCCAGATGCTCCTCGGCGGCCTGCTTTAGTTTGGCACTTTTTGCCGCTTTGGCTACCTTCGGGAGCGCTTTGGTGATCGCATTTTCCGCGTAGTAAATATCCTGTAAGGTGTGCTCAAAAATATCAGAAAGGGTTTTCATATCCGTCCTCCTTGTTAGGAAGGCGAAACGAACGATTCGCTGATAGGTTCCTTGGTAAAATTCCGCGAATTGCTCCAGAAACCGCTATTATCGTCAAAGAAAATCCAAGGGAAGGCACATCTAACGAGAGCAAAAAACCGCCCGACGTCTAAGGTGGTCCCCTTGTATTCTGGCGCTATCCAGCTTGTTGTCTGCGTATCAAAAGTCTCTCTTCGGGAACGAAACCGCGACAACTACGTTTACTGAAGCCACTGACCCAGAGTGATGGAAAACATGGATCAGCTTCAAATCGCGCTCGAAGAAGCGCTAAAGTCCGATAACTTTAACGTCTGGCCACACATTATTGCGTTGGCTGCTGCCTACATCCTTGCATTGCCGATTGGATGGCACCGAGAACGCCAAGAGCGAAGCGCCGGACTGCGGACCTTCCCACTTGTCGCAGTCGCCAGCTGTGGCTTTATTCAAGCGACAGAGGGTATAACCACCGACAATCCCGAAGCTCTTGCGCGCATTATTGAAGGTGTGATCACAGGCATGGGCTTTATTGGCGGTGGCGCAATACTTCGCTTGAGCTCGTCAATCAAAGGCACAGCGACAGCAGCCAGTCTGTGGTCAACAGGCGCTATCGGCATTGCTTGTGCTGTCAACGCCTTCGACGTTGCCATTATAATAATGGTGTTTGCGCTGCTCACTCTGATATTCTTCTCAAACGGAAAGTCGGATACTGAGGACACAAGCACAAAAGATACCCAATAAAAAAGCGGCCTTTCGGCCGCTCTTAATTATTTTCCTAGTACATTATCTCAATGTTTCGCCCAATTGGCCAATGTAAGACGCTTTAATTGCTTTATTACTTTGCTCCATAGCGTCGCACATACTTTTCCAAACGGGATTTTTCGCACTAGGATCATGTGATCCGTCAGTTACTCGTTTCTCATAATCCTGTGCTAGAGCCAATCCTTCCTGATAAGCCGGTAAAGCTTTGATCAGCTCGAATGCTTGGTTAATGACCACTCCCACATCATCAACATGTTGCTCTGGAATGTTGGAATAAACGTCTTTTTTGTGCTCCTCTATCCACTGGAAAGCGATGGGAAGCACAACTTCACATACCCATAGATTGAATGCATCGAGCGAGCGGACTGCCTGAATATAATCCGGCTGCATCTCCCAAGATGGATGAACGCCAGATATTCTAAATATATGCGGTTGCGTTGGTATAAATCGACAATTTTCTTTTACTGAACCCATAGTTAACCTCCACTTAGCAATGGGATATCTAATCACTATTATTAAGGATAAAAATTATATTTCGATTTTATTTTTCTCTCTGCAATCTACCTAAAATACGTAATAATTAATCGCGATATATACATTAGATTAGTTTGAATACGACTTTAATTTAAATTCGGCCGCTCTTTTCACATAGCTCTCACAAACGTCGTGGCCCTGCGCTGAACAGGGTCCCGGTCTTCCACCTTCATTAAGAAGCCCTCCGCGAACAGCGCCTTTGTGATCATCCCGACGCGCTTCTTGTCCGTTTCTTCGTCGACGTCCAGCTGCAGCGCATACGCAACGGCGCGCCCGACCCAATCCTTGGCCTGTGGCGCCGGCTTATACATGCCGCCATTCACAACACCGCGGATTGCGTCGCGTTCGTCCTCGGTCAGTGTCTCAGCAACTTCCTCGCTCGTCGGCCATGCCCAAGACGTGACGACCGGCGCATGATCCTGAGGCTTGGTAAGGCCCTGCCCGTTCCCCAGCGCGACACTTTCGAGCTTGCGCCAGTCAGCCTTGTGTGACAGCGCCGACAAGTTCGATTTGCCATAGACCACACTGAAATATGAAAACCGCGCTTCATGTGTAAGGCCAGCCTCACTGGCTTGTGCCTCCGACATACGGTTAAGCACGCGCACCGAGCGCGCCGCACCGATCAGCGAAACCGCTCCGCGAGCGTCTTCGACAGTCGCTTCACGGTCGCTCACCTTGCGCAGATGATGCACGATATCGATTGAGCAATTCGTGCGATCAGCGACCTGCGCCCAGAGCTTGGCCACCTTGTCGATTGCGCCGTTGTCGTTTTCATTGACCTGATGCGTCGACACGAACGGGTCAACGATCATCACATCAATGCCAAGCTCAGAGATCGTTTCGACGACAGCCTCGACGACGGGCTCCTGAATGCGAACGCCTTTCTTGTCATCGATCGCTATAACCAGTTCCTGCTCGCGGCCGGTGTCGAGAAACAGATGCCCATCGATATCAGCTGGTTTCAGATTGAAATGAATGCACGCGGCCATGATGCGACGCTCGAGTTCGTCACGCGGATCTTCGGCATTGAACAGCCAGACCTTAAGTCGCTTCGGCGGCTTCGTGCCATTGAGCGCTTTACCCGACGCCATGGCCAATGCCTCGACGATGCTGTTAGCTGTTTTGCCGAGACCGCCCGGCGCAACTGTTACAGAAACATACTTGCGAATGAAGTGCTTACCAAACGCAAACTCGCGCCGTGGCAGCGTTGACGGGTCTTTCCAAACGAAAGGAGTTGCGATGATTGCCCGTTTGTTTTCCGTCGCTTGCTCCGGTTCGCTTATAGATGAATCGAAGTCCGCAACTGGCTCTGCAACAACGTCGGTGCGCGCCTCCGCTTTCGCCAGCCCATTGGCAATCATGCGGCTGATATCGACCAGACGCGTGTTGTCGTTGTCATTCTGCGGCACGCTGCGTGGGCTGCGCGCACCGGCTGCCAGGCCGTTGTCGATGGTCTTTACACAGCGCGGCCAGTCTCGCCCCCAGCCTCTGGCTACATCTTGCAGCAGAGCGCGCGCTTCGGATTCAGCCAGAGCGCCAGCACCAACGAAAGTGCCCAAACGAAACGCGGCGTCGTTCAGCCTGTTGTTGCGGTTGCCCATCGGTTCAAGCGCAAGATCGTCCAACTCGGATTGAACTGCACGCTCGACATATCGGTCGTTGATCTTGCCACTGACAGACGGCGCTGCAGTGTACGTGCTCTCGTACGAGCGGGGCAGCACCAGCTCCAGCAACCAGTCTGGCGCGTCGACCGGCTCTTGTTCGGATACCCAGCGATAAGGCAGGCCAACCTCCGGCACGCTCCCGGCCGCAATGACATAGCCGCCGTCACCGCGCACGTCGACGCCTGAGCCAAGCGCGCCGCGGTTGCGAACACCCTGACGATGACGAAAGAAATAGTGACGGCCGCCACTCGTGGTTTCTGCCGTGAGCGTTGCAGGCAGCGCGCCGTGTGTTGCCTCGAGTGCTGCAAGCGTTTCGTCGCCGCCGTGTTTCGGATCGATATCAAGAACCCATGCTCCAATAGGCGCACCGGTCGGCACGCCGATCATCGCGGATGGATTGCGGCGCCAGTATTCGCGAACGATGCGTTCGTTCAGTGTCGCTCCACGGAACCCGTTGCTGGTCAGCGGCGTTTTAGTAGCGAGGATTTCAATTTCACCGGTTTGTGGATCGATGATTTCCTCGTCGCAGTGGCGACACGGAAATACTGGCCAGTTTTGCGCCTGATACGACAGAGCAACGTCGAGCATTGGGTCTTCTGAGAACTGCCGACTGGAAATATTCTGCATGTGAACTCCTGATGGAGGAAACTATGATTGAGAATGGCTATAAGGTTCGCCAAGAACAGGACGGCACTTGGTCTGTTATTGAGGCGTACAAAAATGAACCGGTCGAGTTCGACGGTAAGCTTCAGACAGGGCTCACCGAGACAGAGGCGAATGATTGCCTCGTTCAAATCACCCGGACTTTCATGGAACGGCAGCACGAAGGTGGGAGCGGTCGATTGCCTTAAGCGGCTGCTTTTTGACTACACGACTTACGTTAGATACTGCTGTTCCACATTCTGAATCGGGGGCAGCATGACTTTGGGTTTTATCGTCGGCAGGAAGTACAATCGTCGCAAGGACATCCACGAACACTTTTCCGGCCAGCGTCAGGGTGGCATCGTCACGCCATCTGACCACAATGTAATCTTCATCATCACTGGCAAGGCTGGAAGCCATTACGGCTATGAAGATCAGCATCTTCCCGATGGACGCTTTGATTATTACGGCCAAGGCCAGGTCGGAGATATGCAAATGGTGCGCGGAAACAAAACTATTCGCGACCACGCCGCATTAGGTAATGACCTCCTACTTTTCGAGAGCCTTGGAAAAGGAAAAGACCTGGTTTTTCGCGGTAGCTTCGTCTGTGAGAGCTGGCGATGGGGGCAATCACCAGATCGCAATAATGACATGCGTAAAGCGATCATTTTTGAACTCCGAAACCTGGAAAACATTGTCGAAGAGTTAGTCGATGATGATCAACCCGCACCCGCTTTCGACCTGGCTGCCATGCGGCGCCTTGCAAAAGAGGCAGCTGGCAGTCGCGAGGGTAAGGCATCAACCCGAACTATCTATGAGCGAAGCCGGCATGTTAGAGATTACGTCCTTGCTCGTGCCAACGGTCATTGTGAGGGTTGTGGCTGCGAAGCGCCCTTTCTACGAGTAAACGGCCTGCCGTACCTCGAACCTCATCATATTCGTCGGGTGAGTGATGGCGGCCCTGATGATCCCGCATTCGTGATCGCGCTTTGCCCGACTTGCCATCGCAAGGTCCACCATGGTCGAGATGGGGCCGCATATAATGACGCACTGCTTCATAAAATGCCGTCGATTGAGTCGCCGGCGTCTAGCTAGGAGCCTTTCCTAAAATGGTGCTTCTTTGAAAGCTTCCCGCATTCCTCGCCCGCAGCCTTCCCATGCGGCTTTCACCAACATGCGCGCTTCTAGCTCATCGCATTCGGCAAGGTCGGTTTTCCGTATGGACTGCAAAAGCTCCCCAACTGCCTCAACGCCGGTATCAAGGGCGCGAAGCTCGTAAGGGTCGAGCCTGCGGCGGGATCTGATATGCTCGGCAATGTCAGCGCATTCCTTGCATAGCCAGCGGATCGGTTCTTTGTGCTCCTGCACGCCGAGACCTACGGCGTGTCGGAAGCAGACGTGGCAGATGTCGTCAGGCTGCATTTGCAGCCCCGACGTTGTCGTTATCTCCAAAGAGGCTAGGAACCTCGCTAACAGCTGCGGCATCGCCCAGATTTTTCACGGCCTGTTTGAAGTAGTTGGGATTTAATTCTGTACCGATAAAGCGGCGGTTATTTTTCAGAGAAACGTACCCTTCAGATCCAATTCCCATAAACGGCGAAAAAACGGTGTCGCCTGCATTTGACCACATACGCAATGCGCGCTTTGTGATGTTTAGAGGCATGGGGCAAAGGTGTTTTTCGTCCTTGTCCGATCTCGCAATCTTAACATTCAGAACATCAGTCTCCGGCAAATCTTGCTTGCTAAAGTTCCATACTGGCGACGCATGATCCTGCCAGTCCGTAACTGGAAAACTCTCTCTGGTGTGGGTTACGGGCGTAACTTCTTCACCATCCTTCGCCCACTTCCGAAAAACGAGCAAATACTCAGGCATACCCATTCGACTAAACGTGCTGTCAGCGCGAAGTGTTTTCCAAAGAAGCCCGTGAGCTTTTGTTTTTTGCATTTCCCGCACTGGATCACGCCAGATTGTGATACGCGAATGAAAATCCCATCCTTCCTCGATATGAAGGCGCGTGCAGTCATCCGAAAAAGGGCGAAGTCCCGCTGTCCCGCGCTCACTGCTATTCTGGTAATAGACCAGATCTTTGACGTGGATTGCAGTAAGGCGTCCCGGCCGTGTCACGCGGAGCTTTTCACGCACCAAGTACCGGTACTGCTCAAAGAACTCGTCGTCAGTCGCACAGTTTCCCATGTCTGCCACGCTCTCCGAATAGATGTAGAGCGAAGAGAAAGGCGGGGAGTAAACACTGAAATCTACCGACGCATCAGGCAGTCCCTGTGTGAATGGCACGCAATCTGCATTGTAAGCCGCCCATTTGTCACCGGCTGCTTGGTCTAGGACATAGGTCATACGGAAGCTCCCTTCACCCAATCGGGCAAGTTTATAGGCGTGGTTGGCTGATAGTTGATTTTAACTTGGCGTTTTTGGTGAGCTCGACGCATCGCTGCGTACATCTCGCGCTTCATTTGCTCGTGATCGCCGCTCTTGCGATTGATTGTGTCCCAGATCGCTCGTTCGGTATCTGCTAGTGCAATATGCACATGAACTGGTCGCTTCTGCCCAAATCTGTAGCATCGACGCACGGCCTGGTAATATGCCTCGTAGCTGAACGACAGTCCGACAAATGCCATTCGAGCGCAGTGTTGCCAATTTAAGCCAAAACCGGCGATTGACGGCTTACTGACGATTACGCGGATATTTCCTTCGCTGAACCCAACCAATCGATCTTCTTTAACCTTGTCGGTCATCGATCCTCGAACCTCGACTGCATCGGGAATACGGCTAGTCAAAGCATCGGCTTCATAATCAGTGTCGCACCACACAACCCAAGGCTCGGAGCGCTCTGAATTCACCTGCTCGGCGATTGCCTCAGCGCGGGCGTTGGCAGTTAGGCGCTTTTCTTTATGAATGGCTGTTGCGCTAGTATCCGGAATGCGAAACAACATTTCTCCTGCGTCTACACTTAGGTCGGCCCTGATTTCGTGTCGAAATGTCTCCAAAGGCGGCAATCCGAAACCATCGTCGGAATAACCAAGATCAGAGGGCTTTGAAATACATCTGGCCCAGCTAGCAACCCAACTCCAATATGGTTTTACGGCGTGTCCCTTGAGACGATAGCGGCCCATATTCGTTTGATCGGCGATAAACCATCGCGTCAGCATCTCGTTTGAATTCATCACCCCCAAGAACTGCGAATGCTGGCCCAATTCCATGTGGTCATTCGGAGCCGGTGTTGCGGTACATGCCAAACGAAATGGCGTGTCTTTCCACATCGCAATCATTTTGCGGGTTGTCTGGCCGGTGAAATTCTTGATGACGCTGAACTCATCAAGCACCACACCTGCAAACTCGCTGGGGTCGAAATGGTCTATTTTGGCGTAGTTAGTGACGTTGATGCCCGGCCCAACATCATCTTGCGAACGAACAACTCGCGCGTCTTCGTATCCGAATTTCTGCGCCTCTCTGACGTGCTGCGATGCAACAGCGAGCGGTGCGAGCATTAAAACGGGCTTTCCGACCTGCTCCGAGACCACCCTCGCCCATTCTAATGCGACAAAGCTTTTCCCAAGCCCTGTATCTAGGAACGCGGCACCTCCGCCTACACCGAGTAAAAACTCGGTTACGTCACGCTGATAAGCAAACATGCCTTCATGCAATGACGGAATAGACGATAGGCCTCGCAGTGGCGCGTCGGCGCTTTTACGCGCCAACAACTCTGCGTAAGACATATTCTCTCCTCGTGTGTGGTAACCCGCCAGTTGGTGGCTGGCGGGGTGTTGATCGTTGTAGGAATTTCTGCCAATCAAAGCCTTAAAGGGTGGTGGCAGATGAAAATTATTGCATGGGCGTTGGGCGTGCTGTTCACGGTTTGGTTGACCGCGTTTACATGGTTTAAGGGTGCGGAACTTGGTTGCGCACAAGATTTGACAATATGTGCGCACGCGACTGGCGCTTGGTTCCGGAAGTTAGTCCTTCTTGAGTGGGCGTCGAAGTGGCAGACACTATTGGCCGGCATAGCCGCTATTCTCGCCGGTGCCTTCGTAATTTTAGCCGCAAAAATATCAGCAAGAGACGAAGAAAATCGAACGAACCGCAAAAATTATAGCGCATCAATGGTGGCATGCTCAATAATTTCTGACGAGTTCAGAGATCTCGCCAACCAGTTCGAACTTCATCGAACTTCCGCATCAACACCAGTTAAAGTGTCATCACATCTGGTTGCGTTTTCAATACATCTCTCACAGCTACATTTTATCAATGCAACGGTAGGCTCTATGTTGACCTCCGCAAGACTCGAAGCTGAACGTGTTGCACATTTTCAGGCGATGTCCAGCAGTACAGACGGTAAAGCTATGGCTGCGAAGGCATATCTAATCAGTGCAGCACTGAAGCAGATTGGTTATAAATTGTCCAATGATGGCCGCCTTCATACTCAAACCGAACTACTTAGCGCAGAAGATAGTATGGTACGGAAGATCCGCTCACTTGGCATTTTTCCTGAAAAAATCGAATATTGGTCGTCTCTTTTCAATTGGCCAAAATAGCCATCACCGCGCCACCCTTTCCTCACGCACATTGAAGCCCGGTACCTGACGCACACCGGCGCGCACGGTTTCCTCAGCCATTGCTTGCACGACAGCTTTGAAACGCTCTGGCGCTCGGCCATATGCCCAATCAAGTGCGACGCCTTCGTCAACCAGATCGCAATGCCATACCGAGCGCAGGCCAGTGCCAGTCGTGGCCGCCTTGTCTTCGCGTTTAGCCCACCGGTCAGCCTGTTTGGCTTCCTTGACCAGTTCTTCGGCCTGCTCACGCGCTTCAAGATTGCCAGCGCTCGCCTGCATGGCTTCCTGCGCCTCACGGATTACGCGGTCGGCTTCCTCACGCGCTGCCTTGGCAGCAGCTTCCTTTTCAGCGGCAACCTTATTGCGCCACGGGGTCAGCAGCCCTTGGAGAACTTCCTTGCCCAGTACGACCTTGCCCTTGCCTGACGTCTTAGTGTTGCCGATCAGCTTGTTGTAACGCGTCTGGATTTCAGCTTTAGCGTCATCGTGCGGCTTAGCTTCGTCCTTGCGAACCTCATCGGCGCGCTTTCCTGCGTCGTGGAGCTTATCGTGGAGCTCGGTCACAGCGTTAGCGAGTGCTTGATTATCGATGGCTTCGCCGTCAGCGAAGTTTTTCGCCTCATCAAACAGGTCTTCGATTTCCTGCTTGATCTCTTCATATGCAAAAGTCGGCGGGTTGTTGTCGCCCATCCCTCTGGCGTTGTACGGGTCGTATGTTTCTGTCATCTTCAATACTCCTCGTGTGGGTTGGCTGGTAAGGCCGGCAGTCAAAGATGCAGACTGCTCATAAAGATAGTATTAATGAACGGTTAAGATATTTCGGTTGTATCACCCAGTATTGGCAACCGTTACATTTGTTCTATTTTATTCTAGGATTTATTTCGTAACCTCGGCATTGCATTGACCTCCTTTGGATAAATGCTCCCCGTATCGCGTACCCAAGCCCCCCGCCCAAACGCGATACGGGCCTTTTCTGAAGAAGAACGTCGGGCCATTCATGTACTCATAAGAACAAATCAAATACCACTAACCTTGCGGGATTATGTATTTATCGGTACTTGTTGCTTTACTAAATCAATACTGCTAAACGATCGTCGTCGGGGAGGACAAGACCGCCTGCGCGCGCTTCTGCGCTGCCGGGCGGTTTTCCATTTTTAGGGCCATGCATATCCTGCATAACTGATGTGCATCATCGCCCATTGTAATCATCATACCAGCTACCTATCTTCGGGTTGTTCAGTCTCACTCCTCCTCCCAGAGGCTGAACTCGAAGCGCGGCACTCCTCCTCCCAGTCGCGCTTTCCAGATCAGCCCGTTGCACACTCCTCCTCCCAGTGCAGCGGGCTTTCTTATTCTTGGGGCTTGCTTCAGAACGGAATCTCGTCGTCCAGCATTTCCGAAAGGCCTACCGACACATTGTCGTTCGCAGACTCCGGAACGTTGTCGTTATCGGCTATGGTTCCTGCCCGCACGTCTTTCACGTTCCAATATTTGCCGTTCGGCACGACACTGATCTCGTCGGTGGTAAGCAACTCACGCTGGCGTTCAAGCCATTCCATGACCGTCTTTGGAAACGGCCGCTGACCTCCGTGCTGCGTCCACCACCGATGCGCCTTCGTCTGTGCAAAACCTGTATGCTGCGGGCATAGCCATTCATTGATCTGCGTATATCCCGCGATGTAGCTGCACTTGACGGACGGCGGCTTGTCGCCCTTGCCTTCGTGAAAGTGAAACGTCCGGCCGGTCACCTTGCGCCATTCTGCTTCGGCGGTGCTGACAATCGGAACGTCAGCTGCCTGGCGAGTTAGCTTTTCATCCTCATTTGGCGGGAAGTCATATCCGCAGCATGGGCATTTCATCAGCGAGATGTGCACCTTCTCACCGCAACCGACCGCCCCATTGTCGTCAGGTACGGTTGGGCAGATCTTGATTGGCGGTTCACCATTGCCGGCGCTTGGCGCTTTAGGCTCGACCATGTCGACAGGGCCATACCGATCGACGAGTTTCGCGAAATCCAACACAAGGCAATTCTTCTTTGGTCCTGCCGAGATAGCAGCAAGCCGCTCCTCAACCGTATCCAGCGGCGCGCCTGCCTTATAGAGCGGACGAGTGCCGCGGCCAGCCATTTGGACATACAAACTCAAAGACAAAGTCGGGCGCATAAAGGCAATTAAATCAACACCCTTATGATTGAATCCTGTGGTAAGGACTGAATTGTTCGTCACGCACTGGATGCGGTATGCTTTGAAGTCCTCAAGGATGCGGCGGCGCTCTTCCTTCGGAGTATCCCCCGTGACGGCCTCGCACGTAATGCCGCGAGATCTGAATACGTCGCGCACGTCCAGCGCAGCCTTTACGCCGGCGCAGAAACAAAGCCAGGAGCGACGATCGTTGCCCTTTGCGATGATCTCAGAAACCACGGCATCATTGAGGTCGGTCCGGTTGATCGCCTCCTCCAGCGCGCGCTGTTTGTAGTCGCCGCCGAGCCGCCCAACGCCTTTGACGTCGTATTCAGTTGCTGTCGGCTTGCTCGTCAATGGAGCAAGGAAACCGTCGCGAATACCGTCTGCAACGCCGTAGGTGTAGACGATCTGGTCAAACAGACGATCTGCACCCTCATCCAAGCGACCGCTATCCAGCCGATAAGGAGTAGCAGTCAGTCCGAGGATCTTCATGTCTGGATTAATCTCGAGCAGCGCATCGATGAACTTGCGATACATCGTGTTGCTGTTGATTGGGATCAGGTGGCACTCGTCGACCATCAGGACGTCGACGTGTCCGATTTGCTGTGCCTTGTTGTGAACAGTCTGAATGCCTGCAAACACGATCTGACTGCGAGCGTCACGACGACCCAAACCAGCTGAATAGATGCCGACAGGCGCAAACGGCCAAACGCCAAGCAGCTCAAGATATGACTGTTCAATTAATTCAGCGACATGAGTAACGATCATGACACGCATATCTGACCAGCCTTCGATCAGTCGTTGAATGAGCTTTGCCATCACCAACGATTTGCCACAGCCAGTGGCAAGATCAACAAGCGGGTTTCCGTCAAACTCACGCCAATAATCAAAAACAGCATCGATCGCGGATGATTGATAATCACGCAGCTTTAGCATGTTCGACATATTGGGCAGCCTTTCGCATGATTAAGGGATCATCTCTCATCAAGCCAATAGCTTGATTGCATCTTGAACAGAGTAAACCGCGTAGAACTTGGGTGTCGTGACAATGGTCTACGTGGAATTTCGACCTGTCTTCCTGTGCCTCATCGCAGATCTTACATTTCCATTCTTGAGATTCAGCCATTCGTTCATATTCATCTGTCGAGATACCGTACTTTTTAAGTAGTCGCTGTTCTCGTCTGGATTCTCGGTAGTCCAGCTTCTTTTCTTGTTCGCACTCGATGCAGTTATTTGTTCCTACCCAACGCAATTGATGCCCATTCTTACATGGGCGAGAAGGAACGTATGTCTTTTGGCCAGATAATCCGGCGATAGCCCTTACCAGATGGGCCCTAGCTGCACCGTTTGAGCCTACACGTTCCCCAGAACGCCGACTGGTCGACATTTCATGTGCGCAAACCACACATCGACTTCCAGCAGTGTACCTTGGAGCCAAGTGGCCGTTGGTGCATTCCACACCTGAGAAATAGAACCTACATCCGATTGCTTTCGCGGCATTTGAACTCTGGGGAAGGCGTTCTATTTCGATTCCAGACCAGAAATAGCCTTCGCAGTTATCGTTATCTGGAAAAAGATCAAGAATACTCACGCCGCCTTCCTTCCCTCACCATCAACCCAAACCTCTCCCGACTTCATGCGATAAGTGATCGTTTCTGCGTCCTCATCGACATCGATCTGCTCGCCATTGACCATGCCCGGCAGATACAAATGAGCTGGGCAGCCGTCGCGCTGTTCGTCGATCGACAATGGCTTTGCCCATCGAGCGCACGAGATATGACAATCGCCGCCGCTTTCAGGCTGAGCATGAAGGCATGTGCGGCAGTTCACGCGCGGCTGTGCATCGTGATGGCAGACCGCTTTGTGCTTGCAGAACATGCATCCGAAGAACTCCGGGTTTTCGCTAATTCTGCTCGGCGGCATGTCTGAAAACACGATGCGTTCGCAGCGCGCTACCAATCGCAGGCAGAATTCCAGATCGTATTCGATGCGCTCTGAATAGAGACTGTCGCTGTCCTTGCATGAGACGAGGTAAAGGCACCGGCTTAAACCGAAGGCATGCATTCCAAGCTGACACTGCGCATAATGCAACGGCTTTGCTTTCTGGCATCCATCCTTAACAATCAGCGCGAAGCCCTTGGCGTTGCTCGATTTAAACTCTAGTAGGTGCTCTGTCTTCGACGCCTCCGGCACATTCATTGCCTTACCGTCGCACTTGCCGCGCACGAATCCCGACACAAGCCGGATCTTGTCTTGTTGGCCGTACACGTCGACGCCGATGCGTTCGAGATCAGCGACAAGCCGGTCTTCCTCGATGTTGCCCGTTTCAAACAAGCGCAGCTGGCGGCCACTGTGCACCTCGTGAGCCGATGCCCACCTGAAAGCATACCAAAGCGCCCTGTCGCATTCTGTGCCAGCCTCGCCCACGCTGATGCCCCACGAGTCCCAGGATTTTGCCTGGGCCTCGTAAGCGGCATAAATCGCGCCGACGGTTGTCGATTGAGGTTTGGGGAGGGGGGCCATTAAGTGGCCTCAATGCTGAAGTGGTGGAGATCCACAACCTTGGCATCGCGCCAAGACGTAACGTTGTGGCTTTCAACGTGATAAAGGTCGTAGTCGACCTCTATGCCAGCCTCTTCAACCTGCAGTATGAGCTTGCCTCGCCAGTTTGTGCGATAGCGCGTGCGACCTGTTAGCTTCATGGATGATACCTGATCTCCGTGATTAACGTGTGCAGCTTTTTGACGGCCTCAGTCTGATTGTTGACGCCGAGTATCTGCCAAAGTTTGGAAAGAGATGCAGTCGCAGCTTGCGCAGCGATGCTGTCTGAACTGTAGCCTTGTGCCCAATGGGGGCGCATGCTTTCCAGATAGGAAATTTGCCCATCCTTGCTCTGTAGCTCAGATTGTAATCGGTCGATCTGAGCTTGCATTGCTTCAACATGCTGCTCATCGTAGAGAATAACTTTCGCCATCGAGTCAGACCCGCATCGGCATAATTACGCACCTGTATCCCGGCCTGCTCACCGACGTGATCAGCGCAGGCGAACCAGAATCTTCCATCGACATGGTGACTTCATCGGTGCCAAACGCCGCCATAAGATCGGTGACATACTGGCCATTGAAACCAATCGTCAGAGGCTCGCTGCTGAATTTGACTTCCATTTCCTCAGTTGCGTCGCCGCGATCCGGATTAGCGACGTTCAGCGTGAGAGCATCCGAAGCAAACGAGAAGCGCACAGCGCGCCCACGCTCGCTGGCGATAACTGATGTGCGGCCGACCGCTTCGCGCAGTGCTTTTGCCGACAGCGTAGCTACACGCTCCGAAGGCTTGGGAATAACGCGCTCGTAATCCGGATATGTGCCGTCGACGAGTTTCGACACGATGACAGTCGAACCGCTCTCGACCATTACCTTGTTTGACGACAACGAAACTGACACGGTTCCGGTCGGCAGCAATGATAGCAGCTTGTTAGGCAGAATGACGGGAGCAAACGTGGCTTCCTGCTCAATGCGTGTTGATGCTAGACGATGGCCGTCGGTCGCTGTGGCAACGATTTGACCGTCTTTTGCTTCCAGAAAGACGCCGTTCAGGTAATAGCGGGTTTCTTCGGTGCTGACAGCGAACTGCACTTCCTGCACGAGTGAAGCGAGATCGATGTCGATTGTTGTGTCGAAGCTTCCGTGATTGAAGGACGGGAAGTCAGCAGCTGGCAGCGTGTCCAGCTTGAAACGGCTCTTGCCAGATTTAACGATCAGATGATTGCCGCCGGATTCCAAGCTAATGTCACTTGTGGCGCGCTTGGCAATATCCAGAAGCAGCTTGCCTGCTACCGTGACAGTGCCGTCCTGGCTATCCAGAACCGGCAAGCTGGTGCTGATTTCCAGATCAAGATTGGTGCCTGTGATGCTCAGCTGTCCTTTGTCCGCGGACAAAAGCACGTTGCCAAGAATTGGGATTGTCGTTCTGGCCTCGACTGCCTTTGTCACGGTCGACAAGGCATGCGCAAGCTGCGCTCGGTCAAGCGTTACCCGCATGGGTTTATCCTCGTGTTGGTGGTAGGCGCGGCTGGTGACCGCGCCGTGGTTGGTTTTAGGCCTTAGACCAAGGACGGCTGCCCGCAGCTTTTGCAGGCTGCGCGGGCTTGTTGTTGTTTGCCGCTGCAGGTCGGTTGTCATTGGCTGGTCGCTGCGCTGCCGCCGCAGGCTGTTGAGCGTCAATGCTCGGCTCAGGCACGTTGTTTTCGTCAGGGAAGAAATAGCGCTTCACTTCCATACGGGCCGAATATTTCCCATCCTTAGAAGGTCGACCCAATCCAAGCTTCACGGTGTAGGTTCGGAAATGCAGTTCTTCCGTGTCATCGATTTGGTCAATCCCACAGGCACGGCGGAGCGAAGCAAACTCGCGCTGACCAATTTCTTGCGCCGTAGGGTTCTTGTTCTCGAGATTGATGAAGCCAAAAAACTTGCGTCCTGAGACTTCTTCGGGAGCGAGCACGTTCGCCGTGTACTTGAGGCCGACGCCGGTTCTTGCGCCTTCTGGCCCGGTTTCGACAACGTCTGTCGCTTCGATCTCAAACTGCATGATGCCCGCAGGCAGGTCTTCGAAGTCTTTCTGCGTGGTATCTACGTCACCTGCGACGTAGGTCTTGCCTAGTGATGCCATGTGTTAGTTCCTCGTGTTGGTGGTGTGGTGAATGCGCAGATTAAGATTTTGCGCGAAACACAGTGGGTCGAAGGAACCCACCGATGAAGCCAAGCGCAGCGCCGATCTGCCAAAGTGACATGTGGCCAGCATTAATGCCTAAAGCGGTGAGGAATGCCTGCACAGTTTCAGTGAAGAAGAATCCGACAACCCACCCCGAAAACGCGCCAAAGAGAACGCCGATCAGCGGCGCAAAGAAAAGGATGGCGGCAACCGTGACCAGTCCAGCTAGTGCTTTTTCCATCAAGCAGCCTCCTGTTGCGCGTCGGCCCAGAACTTCGCTAACTCAGCGTAGCCATGGCCTTTTCGGTAAACGATTGAGTCCGGCATAGAGAAGCGATTTTTCGCCACATAGCCCGCACCTTCGTTCAGATGAATATTACGCTCCTTGCCACCCTCCGCGTGCGCCACCTTCGTTTGGCGAGCGACCTCTTTCTCTTTGATGGACACGCGATAATTCATGAAGGCCACGATATCGACTTTTTCCCGGACGAGAGAATTGGCTCGCTTATGCAACTTGATCGTGTAGCGTGAGTATGGATCGGTGACTGGACTGTCGAACCGAATAATCTCAGGGTGGGCCAGCATCACGACGTGGATTCCAGTACGCGAGAGCGCTGAGACTGCAGACATCAGCTCGTGCCACTCACTATCAGCCTCGACGTAACCGCGCCCGAAGCCTGGCTCTTCAATACTGTTTACCCCTAAACGGGCACAGGTTGCCGCCCAGACAAGCGGTTCGAGGCCGTCCGCGCTGTCAATAATGACGGTGCGCCGATCGTGCTCAACTGTCAGCAGTTCGCCGATAATGTTGAGCAAGTCGTCGAAGCTTTCAATCGTGCCTGGCGTTGCCATTTCGACGTCGGACGGCGGACGCTCGCCTTCTGTGGCCAGATAGATCGGATCTGGAAACTCAGCGGCAAGACTGGTCTTTCCGATGCCGTCGACGCCATACAAAAGCATGACTGGCGGGTCGTTTCTCTTCGTCGATTTGAGGCTTGATAGGCTGATAGCCATAAGTAACTCCCCGTGTGTGTTTGGTTGGTAGTTAGTGGCGGAGCGAACCCCGCCAAGTTTGCTTATTGCAGCTGCAGCATTGGCACCGAGCCGCCCGGCAGCATCGTGGTTGGCAACTGGCCATTCCACTTTTCAGCTTGCGTCAGAGCCACAAGACCGGGATTTTCGCGAAGTGCATCGCCGCGTGCCTTGATCGAAGTCGCTTCTGCATCACCCTTAATCCGGATTGCTTCGGCTTCTGCATTCGCTTTTGCACGTACCGCGTCAGCGTTGGCCTTTGCCTGTGTGACCGTGATTTCTGCCTGCACCTTCTCACGTTCGGCGTTCTGGCGAAGTTTCTGCACCTCCACCTCTGCAAGCATGCGTTGCTCGATGCTGGCCTCGTAAGCATCTGAGAAGTCGATATTCTCAATCTGCACACTGTCGATGATGACCGGGCCTTTCACCGAACTTTGAATCGCAGAAGCGACTTCAAGATTAAGGCGGGATCGCTCCTGAATTGCTGCTACTGCAGTGAACTTGCCGAACACGGTTTTGAGGTCTTCATTCACTCGTCGATCGACGAGCCGAGACAAAAGACCATCCTCCCCGCCGTAGACGCTGTAGACTTCTGTCACCTTGTCGGCTGGAATTCGATAATTGACCGACAGGGAAAGAACCGCTGACTGCTGGTCTTTCGAGTAGGCTGGCACTTCCTTATAGAGCTGAGCTCGCGACTGGACTGAGACCTTCACCACCTCTTCGATCCAAGGTGTTTTGAAACCCAGACCAGGTTGAGCAGTACCCACAAGCGCGCCGTTGCGCAGCAGAACGCCTCGTTCGCCTTGGTCGATTGTGTACCAAGAGCCGAAAACAACTGTCAGCGTGATGATGAATGCAAAAAATCCGAAAATAGCTGCGAGAATACGCATTATCTTCTCCTCGTGGTTGGTTTGGTGGTGGTTTTGATGATGATCTGAGCAACGCCGACCGCAATGATCCCGCATAGGACGAGGCCGCCGATTAGAGCTAACGCGTTCATGCCAGCCTCAATCCGATCATCATGGCCAGCAGGATAAGCGACCCGATCAGCCAGACTGGCGCAGAAGTTGTCAGCGTGGGGAACCGTGGGTAGGTCACAACAGCACCCATGAGTAAAAGCCGATGGCCAGAGCTAATGCTGCAACAACTAACAGCCCTTGGACGAAGCGATCACCAAGGCCCAGCGTCGTTTCGCTGGACAAGATGCGGTCGTCTTCAACGACGTAGTCTTTGAAGGGCGCCATCAAGCTACTCCCCTCGTCTTTGTTTTTGCGGTCAGCTTCACACCCTTGGTGAAATCGACCGGAATGACATTGTCTTCTTCTGTGCCGATCTCAGAGCCGCCACCGCCGTCGCCATCATTGGCCGGTGGTTCGACTTCGAAGCGCGAAACTTCAATCGTCCCAAGCCCGGTGCCTGGTATCCAGAACCGCACTGTTAGGAACATGCAGCCATCTCGATCGCCGATAATGATGCCCTTCCATCCTGTCAGCTTGTGGGTCACAATTGAGCCGGGCAGATCCCAGCAGTCACCGCACTCGCAAGTCACGCTGCACCCCGCTTCGTTCTGCTGAAGGACACAGGAGCGTTCGAAACATACCGACCGTCTTTAAGGACGGCAGTGTCTCGGGCATGCAGCTTCTGCGCGGCTGTTCGATAAGGCTTGCGGTTCGTCGTGTCCCGCTCACCAGTCCGCGTGAATTTGGTTTGGTAAGCCTTGTGTGGCTCACGCAAGTTATGGGATTTCATTGATATTCCTCCTGTTAGGAGGTTGATCTGTGGCCGGTCAAAAATACGTAGGTTTATAATTCCGACGCGGCCATCGTTGCTCAGGCTGCGATTGCGCCCGGCTGTATGTGCTCTAAATGACGCTCGTAATTATCGTTCGCAGCTTCCAGCGCACGAATGCGTGGCATTGCGATATAACTGACGCAGTGATTGGCCGTGGACCATCCACCGTTCGAAACACACCGCACAACAATGCGGTCGGCTGTAGGTTTTGGAATAGAACGACGCAGAATTGAAGCTACTGTCGATCTGGGCAGACTAAGCGCGTTTCCAATCTCAGTCGGAGTGGCACTTGCCTCGTGCATACGATGCACTTCTTCTATGGTTTCATAATCTTTCATGCTCTCCTCGTGTTTGGTGTTGGTTGACAAACGGCTTTGGTGGGGCCATCTGTCTGGTCGGCCCGGGTGGTACTGGGCAAGGAACTCCCGGTGTAGAAGTGGCGCAAGCCCTCCTCGTGTAAGCCGGGGTATTACGGGCAGGCTGGAGCAGCGGGTGGTGCCGGCTCACAACAGCCTGCTTTTCTATTTGCCGAAGGTGCCGTTCAAGGCGATGATCTGCGGCATAATCCGGCGCTTAGCGCCGATGCTAAGCGAAGCCCAAAAGCGCCAGAATTCTTGTTCTTCGTCATCAACTGACTTTGCAATCAACGGATTGGCGATGACGCCATTCGCAATAATTTCGAGCGCCTTGTCGGCAGTTATTGGCTTGTTTTCTGGTGCTGGGCGGGCGCTGACCTTTTCGCCGGCTTCGGCGCGGCTGATAAGGTTTTCGCGCTCTTTTTCTGGAAGCTTGGCAAGAGCGTCCATTTCGACGCCCTTATCGAGGCTGGTACCAACGATGCGTTGAATGTCGGGGCCGAGTTCGCGAGCGCGGGCGACTTTAAGGTTTACGTCGCGTTTCGAATTACCAGTAACGCTCGCCACTTCTGCGGCGAATTCTTTACGGCGTAGACTCATAAACTGATGCACCAGATGCGGACAGCGATGAGTTTGACA